CATCTTTATTTTGCTTTAAGTACTTTTGCAGTTCTGCAGTTGATCCGACAAATAGATTATTTGTAACCTGTTGAGGCGTAGCTTCTGGGTCGTCTTCCAAAAGTTTTTTCTTCTTGGCCTGGAGATCAAGCAAGTCTTTACTGGCTCCTACCATAGTGTTCATCATAGTAGCAAGAACTTCATAAGCTCTTGGGTGTTGACTTTGACGAGCCACATCCATGAGATCAAAGAGAGCTTCTTGTCCCTTGTTAATTACTTCCATCATGTTTTCACGAGCGTAATCAAAATCCGCTTCAACTTGTGGAATTGCTTTTCTTTCAATGACAGCAGGAAGACTTCCTCTGCCAGTATTTGTAATGTCATTACTCATTAGATATTCTCTTCAAAGTCATTAATAAATCCATAGTTATCTGTCGATTTAATTTCAAGATAATCAATAGACGCAGCAGAATTACTTGTTGGTAAGCCACCAACAGTAAGTCCTGGCTTGGCTGTTACGATTACTGTATTTGCTGTTGTTGAAGCATTTGCAGTTGTTGGTGAATCTGTAAGGCGCATATTGGCTTCGGCAAACTTAACAAGACCAGTCTTCTTGCTCGGACCAAAGATGTATCCTTTCAGCGTAAATGTCAGATCCCAGATGATAGCTCTTCTTTCTTCAAAGCTACCTTCATAACTATCTGATACGTTTACATCATTTAGAATAATTGGAATGTCGAATGTTGCTCCAATTTCTGGTACTAGATTTACTGTAGCAGTCCAGTCTGGAGTAAAGTATGGAAGAATCTGTTCGACAATTCTTGTGCCGTCTTCAGCATTCTTTACCATGATTGACATTTGGAATGTAATGTTATATGGCACTGGCATATACTGATAAGAAATACGATCATCAGTACCATTATTTGTTGGCTGCTTATAGATTCGATTAAGTGTATTCAATTTTCTATCAGGGTCATATGTAAATGACGTCATCTCGAAAGAAATACGCGGAAGTACTACACCAACTTTATTCTCTAGTGTTGGGTTACCTTCAAGTCTTGCCAGGAACTTTTCTTTTGGTCCATAAGAAAGTGGAACTTTGAGAGTCTGAATTGATTCGCCTGAAGCACTATCTCTTGTAATCCAGATATCATTAAAGATAGTTCCGAATAGAATTACATATTTTCTAAGTGTATCGTGATGCCATGTACGACCGAACATTATGCGTTCCCTTCACTAAACGGATCGATTTGAGTCCAGTCTAGAATGCTATCACCTTCAGTTTCAAACTCTGTATTATCTTCAAAAGGATCTCTTGCTTGTTCTTCAAAGTTATAACCACCTTGAACAATTTGATATCCATCTTGGCTGGTAATAATAAAGTTATCTTGAGTTAGAATAGCATACTCTGATGCATCAAGTGAAAGATTAGTTTCAATACTATCAATTGCATCAATACCAGTATTGAATCTTTCTGAGCTATATTCAAACATTTCACAAACCAGATCATACATCTGGATTGCACCCATTTGATAGAATACTGGATTCTTGTTTACATACTTGATAACAAGCAAACGATCGAGCATTGGAATATAAATGAGATCGCCTTCTTGTGGACGATCGATCATTTCAATATTACCAATTTCATTCATGAAGTTACGAACAGAGACTGTAAGAGTCATCTGATCACGAATTTCTAGATTAAACTTAGATAAGAAGTTACCATCGCCTTCGTAGCTATCAAAGTTACGAATGTAAAGATCGATGTAGTAAGCAGTCTTGTATTCTGAAATTGTATCTTCACCATAGATATCATCTTTGGCTACCAAGGTTCTAGGACAATAGTACATGTCATGGCCGTAGATCTTGATAGACTCGAGTACGAGATCTTCAATCAAAACCTGTTCTTGGCTATTTGTAAAGTTATTGAAATAGAAATTGGTAGTCAAGATCTTATCCGATCATATCAAGAACTGGAAGAGAATACGATGAGATCATCTCGTCTTCCATTCTTCTTAATTCTTCCGTAGCGTCGTCATAGATCTTTTCGCCATTGAACTGCACACCACCTGGTAAAGACATGCCAGTAAACTTAGTCAGGTTAGAACCCCACTGTCTCTTGATCTGTGCAGTTGCATAGTTCTGAAGCCAACGATCATTCCATGCGTCTGTCCATGTTTCAGGATTCACAACTTCGTATGCTTCGACAAGCAGGAATGTACCGACTGGAATTGTGTTCCAGTCCATATCGACATGCAGTCTGTCTTTATGGCGTTGGTAACGAATTGGTTGCTGGCCAACAAGAAGTTCAGTCACAAGTGCAAGATGTTCCATTACCATATAGTAAGGAACTAGTGAAACGTTTGTCAATGTATAGAGGTCGTTCAGAGCGATCTGATAACGGATATTGAAAAGGTCGTCGGCACGAATTGATGGATCGCCAATTTGGAAAACTCGAACTGCGCCAATGATATTCTCTGGAAGAGTGATGTACTTATTGGCTTTATCGTCAGCAGTCACTTGATGCTTGTAATAGATTCTATCCGAACCATCGAAGTGGTAGTCGTACCAATAACGGATTGCTTCGTCGATACGATCATCTACCTGATCATCATCAACGTTAATCTCAATCACTGGCTTGCCTAGTTTACGTAAGCAATACTCTTTGAACTCAGCTTTAGTTGTTGGTGTAGCCATCTCGACATCCTGTTTTTGTTTATTTATTTAAACCGGATACTTATCTTTTAGGCCGGAATCATAAGATATAACAAATAAAGACCAACAACAATTCTAAATATCCAACGTATAATAACAAACCCGACAAATATTTGAAACCATCTTTTGGTTTTTAAATAATTAAATTTGTGTAGCAGCCACGCTTTGGAGTTCTTTAGCATTTGGACCAACACAGACTTCATATTGTTTTTTCGCAACATCATCATATTCCGCTTTAAATAAATCCACGTGTTCAGTTCTATATCTTTGCTGGATCTTTCTATAGTTTTCAATATCCTGTTCAGATATATTTAGATGTTTTCTGACATCTTCAAGTGGCCAAGCCATCATTGATTCCCAATCAACTGTTGGCAACCAAGGAATCTTCTTTCCAACTTCTCTTGCTTCGTCGATAGACTTCTTGAACATGAGAGTCGTCTTGAGATTCTTTGTTGTTCTCAGTACCTTTAGATAACCAACCTTGATAAGAGCCTTAAATGAGTTACTATCGTTCTGTTCACGAACCGAGTGGAAAGCCGCAGCATGCGCTTCACCAAGAATCATTCTGTTCCAGCCAATCACAAGGTGAGTGAAGTCGTGGCAGGCAAACATTCTTGATGAGAAGCGCTTCTTCTCTTCTGTATCAAGATGATCTTCCCACTCTTTCTTGTATCCTTCATAGAGATAACCAGCATAGAAGTCAAGATTCTCATCCATGAACTCGAGGAACTCGCGGCCCAGCGATCCAGCCGGCAAACTGGCTAGGTATTCTCTATCACATTGAACGTCAATCAGTTCTTTTGGTTGTGAGAACACCTGATGAGCAATCTCAGTATTGCAAAACTCTTTGAACTTACGATCAAATGCAGTTTCATTAAACAGACGCTCTGCTTTATAGACGTTGCGCATTGGCTTGTCTTGAGGCGGCGCCTTTTGAAACTCTCTGAGTAACTTCATTGCTTTCAAATATCTAATCATTTGTAGTACCTCAGTATTCTGATTCTGTCAGACTGGTTATTTGTAATCTCTAATGATTCACTAGTAACTTTATATAGCTTCTTACTTAAGAGAACCTGTGTGCCTTTAAGAACATGATTTGAAAACATGAAATAACAAGTGTCACAATCAGGTCTTGTGAGTGTAAGTGTTTCACCTGGCTCAATTGTTCTTTGTTCAAATGTGTAATTAGCATATGATCCGTTAAGTCTCGATACGCATACAAACTCTGATTCATCAGAAGTGGCAGTTAACTTAGCAATTGGAGCTTTAGGATGCCACAACATTGGCTGTCCAATCCAATCAGCTATCTCGAAGTTAGCGTCAGCTAGAGTTAATGTAACTTTATCTGTACCCTTAGTAGCCACAAATGGAGTTGATACAGACAGATTAGCTATAAGATCGAGATAGTCATCAATCTCTTGTTCTGTTACATCGCCTTCTGGCCATTGCCACTCGAATGTGAATGAACCATTTAAAAATACGTGGCCGTTTGTGTTTTTGATGACGTTAGTTAGTGTAGGATGATCTTCTGGAACTCCACCAGAGTGGTGGACATTCTCAAGCGAGTCTCTGCCTAATACTTTGCCGTTATTATTTGGCCGAAAATGAGATACGTATAACTCATTGTCATATACACCGATGATTACAGGATTGTAATTAGAGAAGAAAGCCATTAGATTTCCTCTGCCTCGGTTTCTGGCGTTGGAACATTAGGGTTGATAGTTTGAAGCATTATAACAGCCTCAGACGGCTGGGATGTTTCATCTTCTGCTTCCCAAGTTCTAATATCATCTTCCATAAAAGTTTCCTTAGAACTTGACTAGACAGTGAATAGTTCCAGACGTAGGCATATCATAGGATACCGATACGTAACTCATAGAAGCGTTTGCTTCTGTTATACTTTGCGAAGTATTAGCAAGCACAACTCGCGAGATGTTTGTACTTCTAAAGCCTGCAGTAATTGCATCATTATTGGCGAGGATAACCGTATTGTCTTCGGCTAGACTCAGTGAAGTAGTACCAGCGGGCCCATAAAGATTATCCTGTACTACACTAAACAAATAACTATTAGCAGCAAATTGAATTCTTCCAGCGCTTTCATCTGGACTAATAGTCCCATAATTGGTGATGCCATCAGCCCAACCATCTGTGTTTTGTGATATTTTACCATCAGCGTAATAGCGAACTGGATCGATAGTAAATCCTTCAGCATTACGAAGATCACTAAAGGAAATAGAACCAGAACCCCCGTACCTGGTGCGAATTGTCGACATGTCTACAGTTGCAGTGCCACTGGCACGCGTTATTTGGACATTCATGTCATTCATCGAGATGGCGCCAGATCCGGGGGTTGGCATTGGTTATCCTTGCGGTTGGCCCAGCTGTGCTTGAGCCTGCTGGAAGAGTTTCTTCAGGATAGGATCGACCACGCGGTGTGGAAGTTCCTGTAGTCCACCCATGATAACGTTCAATTCATTGACGTCTACTGACAGTGTTACAGTAGGTGCCTGTTGAGCCTGAGCCTGTTGGTTTTCAGCAAGCATTGGATCGAGTTCTGGATTAGTAGCCATGATATATTCTCCTTGAATTATGTATTGGCAGTTGGGGTTGTGTTAGATGAAACAGTATTAGATACTGGTGTTGGAGTTGGTACAGTGTTTGAACCTGGAGGTGCCCAAGGTAGAGCATCAGCATTGACTTCAACCATCGGACGAACGATAGCATCAATCTGCTTTTGGATTTGCTCATCAATGTGAGCTTTATAACCAGGGTTACCATTTACCACATCCTGAATCCAACCAAGAACCTGAGCTTCAGTTAGATTTTCATATGTGGTAAAATTATCAGCGTCGACCTGATCTGGTTCAAATGGAGTTGCACCGTTGAACGTACCTGAGTTATCGTCTTCGTCAGTTCCTGTGCATTCCCAATATGTTTGGACGATGATGTCATTAAGTTCTGCAGAAGGATCGTCCTGCTTCTTCAGACTCTTAATCTTCCAAGTATAAGTAAGTGCCATTTTTATTTATCCTCTTTGAGTGAGTTAATTTGTTGTTCTAGTCTATTTATATGTGTTTGTTGTTCCTTAATTGCTTCAATTAAGAGACCAACTATATTACCGTAAGCTACCGACTTGATTCCATCTTCTCCGTCAATGACTACTTCAGGTAAAACTTTTTCAATTTCTTGAGCAATAACGCCAGTACCCCTGCTACCAATATCAATACGCTCGAAGGTTACACCTCTGATAGCTTGCACTTTCTCAATAGCATTAGTAATTATCTCAATATTCTTTTTCAACTTGATATCTGAATAAGCGGTGATGTTTTGGGCTGCAGTCAGGTTACCAACATCGTCAAGAATAATGCCATTTGTAGAGAAGCCAACACCCTGATTGATACGCCAACGGTTACTAGTATCAACACCCCACGACCACCAAAGATCTACGTTAGAACCATTTCGCGCAGACATAATGTTAAAGCCTTCTTTCGAAGCAGCATTAGGACTCATCTGCGTTAAACGATCAAATCCACCAACAGCGCCTACCAGGTGTATGGTTGCATCAGCGCCAGCTCCTCCACCAAGCGAAAGGTTTAGTAGGTTTGATCTTGAATTAGGGTCGCAAAAATATGCAGTATCTGTATAGTTATAAAAGATTGGTGATCTAAATGAACCATACGCAACTACATAATTATCCGGATAAAGTTCCATTACCGTCGAACGTGTTCCACCGGTGGTTGTGCAATAAAAGACCATATTACCAGCAGTGGTATAACGTGTATAAGCTTGGCCATAACTAGTATTTAGACGGCCAAGGCTAGCTGGTGTTCCGGCATCGTTAGTAACGTTAAAGCCAAAACCGCCTTCATTCCAGCTTAAGTTCGGTTCTGAAAGCCACCATGACATTGCTGACTGAACACCAGAACCCATACGGTCAGCACGAGCAGTAAGGCGTATTTCAGTCTCACCATGACCACCATCTATTTCTACAACACCATTTAATCTAGCGCCGTTATTGGCGTCAAGATAGAAAAAAGTATCGGTGTGATTATAAAAAATTGGTGCACGAACATCGCCAGATACTGTTAGTGTTCCGGAACTATTAATAAATGCTCTTTCAACGTTTTGAGTGCGAAAGAAGATAGTGTTTTCAGATTGGAGATACAGACTTGGATTTACATATATGCCTGTAAGATTGTAAGCGGCTCCAAGACGTAAAAGACCACCGGCTCCTTCAGCATTATTTACATAAAACCCAGAGTCGTCACTATAAATTGTAACACGATTACTTGATCCTGTTAGGAAGTTTATGCCACCATTACCATTGAAGAATCTTGCAGTATCATCATTATCGCGAAAAACAGTTGCTCTTAATTCACCACTATAAGCATTATCATAAAGTGCAAACCGTGACCATGCGGTGCCGCCGTTGTTGTTAACAGATCTATAGAACGGATTGTTGCTATAGAAGTCGGCTGCAATCTGCATTGAGAAGTAGTTAGCATCGTTGCTGTGTGTAGCAGCAATCATATGCATCCAGCTGCCATTATATGGCCAGCCCTCAGCTGTAGTAACTGTATCGTGTTCGTAGAAACCTGAGTCTACTCGATTCTGGATGTTAGCTCTATTTGTCGCGTCTGCAGAGAATGTACACCCTGCGGCACTGCCGGTAATATCAATACCCCAACTGCCACTAGCGGCACCACGGATAGCAGTTGCAACTGCCCCAGGTGTTGTACGAACTAATTGGTTAGTCGTTGGGTACATTGATGTCAATACGGTAGGAGTCTCAGCCGAAAGACCTGAACTTAGAACAATTTCACGAGCCGCAATATCACCTGCCGCATCACGATACGCAATGGTGCTTCCGGTTGGTGCAGTTGTTGGATTGTTAAATCCTGAAATCGATCCTGCAGTACCAGTAACGTTAATACCCCATGTGCCATCAGCAACACCACGAATACTATTTTTTGCATGAGCAAGAGAACTCTTCCGCGCCCACCCATCTCCGTTGCTAGTTAAGAAACTATTGATTGTTGGGTTTTCAGACTCTGACTGATTAAAGTTAATATAGTTAGCATATATGTAACCATTGCCATCGCGCTGAACAATATAATTTCCAACAATGCTGGCTGATGCATCAATAGTGGCTGAATTTTTCTGATTAGTAATAGTCCCAGCGTTTCCTGTTATACTACCAGTAATTGTATTAGTAACAGTTAACCCAAGCAGGTTAGATGTGCTGGCTGCATCAATATAAAATGCGGTGTTGGCACTATCATAAAAGATTGGAGCTCTACTTGAAGTCCGAGAATACGATTCACCAGTACCAGAAACGTTAAATTCATTTCGGGCGACATAGTCAGTATAAGTTCTTTTGTTTCTAAAAACCCACTGATCAGTCAGAGACTCTTCAATATCGTCAACAAGCTCAAATACCATACGCACTTGGTTTGTAGCAGGAGATTCTCCGTACAATCTCCAACCATCATTGTCACCAACTGCCTGTGACAACAGATATGGTGGTACACTACTTACACCATCTCCGTATGTGGTTCCAGTAGGATTTTGTGGAAGCGCGGCTGGGCCTGCCGGACCTTGTGGACCGGTGGGTCCTTGAACAGTAGAACCTGGAGGTCCTGCTGGTCCCTGTGCTCCAGTTGGACCCTGAACCGTAGCACCAGGAGGGCCGGCCGGTCCTTGAACTGTAGCACCAGCAGGTCCAGCAGATCCAGTAAATCCTACTGGTCCTTGAGCTCCTTGTGAGCCGGTCGGACCTTGAGCACCAGTAACACCTTGTGGTCCTGTAGAGCCCTGAGGACCTGTTGGACCCATTGGCCCAGTTGGTCCCATTGCGCCCGTTGGACCCATTGCACCAGTCGGACCTTGAGCACCTGTTGGACCCATTGCACCAGTCGGACCTTGTACAGTAGCACCAGGAGGACCTTGAACGGTAATACCAGAAGGTCCTTGTGCTCCAGTAACACCTTGTGGTCCTTGTGGGCCAATTTCACCTTGCGGACCAGTCGGTCCTTGAGTACCTATTGGTCCTTGCGCACCTGTAATACCTTGAGAACCAGTAAATCCTGCTCCTTGAGGTCCTGTATCTCCTTGGCTGCCAGTATATCCAAGAGGACCAGCAACTGTAGATGCAGATCCAGTATAACCTATATCACCCTGTGAACCAGTGTATCCAATTGCACCTTGAGCTCCGGTAGCACCTTGAGCACCAGTAGCTCCTTGAGCACCAGTAGCTCCTTGTGGTCCCATTGCTCCTTGAGCACCAGTAGCTCCTTGCGGACCTTGTGCTCCTCGTGAACCAGTGAATCCTGTATCACCACGATCACCGGTTCTTGCAAAGGTGATAATAATATCGAGACCGTTTGTAAGTGATGTTGCACCAGCAAGATATGCTACAGGAACCTGAAAGCTGGTTATGCCATCAACGTGATTGCCGGTAATTGAGAACTGAGAAAAGTTGGCAGTGTTTGCTTTTTCAGTTACAGTGAAGTGGCCCTTGATTGCTGAAGTAGAATCATCAATCGTTTGCAAGAAGTTGTTGATAGAAACATTGTTATCATCATTATCATGAATGATAAGAGTTGTAGCAGTTGATAGGTTCGTACTATTAAACTTAAGAACACCATCACCCGGATCAGCAAGATCTGTATTTGTACTAAAGGTATAGTCAAATGCAGCACCACCAAAGATACCATCTTCACCTTTGTCACCTTTCGATCCGGTGAATCCAGCACCAGAACCCCAGTAAACTCCTGTCCCATTCGAAAGTAGTGCCTGACCAGTTGATCCGATAAAGCCATTTGCTACCAGACCTTTACTGACAGGTTATTATACAGATAAAGTGTATCTTTAGACATTCGATAGGACTACCAACATAGTGTTAGAGATGGTATTTGACATATAAGCAAATTCATGAGGAACTGAAACAAAAACTGCATTGGCAATATACTTATTAAAAGTATCAATAGACGATACTACTGCATTACCATTACGACTTGCTACAATTCCATTTGCACTGTAATTCAAAACAACTTTATTTGTTACTTGCTGTGGACCACAATTAACAGTATTTATGAAGATATTATTTGACCCGTCTACGTAAACTCGATTGTTTGCATTATTCGAGTTTAAGCTGAGTACCGTATTTCCGGCAACGACTGCATTCCATTTAATATATATGGAACCTTCGTCTTGATTATATGTATGGAAAGGCACGTATTCTTTTAAATCAAAATCTTTGATAAAGATTCTATTATTGATATCACCAAAGCCAGCAGAGACATGAACTGTATCTGAAGTAGGAGCAAAGACAACTGAGAATGCAGTTTCAGATGTAGTGGCAATGTAACCACCAAAATCATTATCACCAAAGTTACTACCAACTTCAATTCTTGATGGTCCAGAATCTCTGTCTTCTGATTGTAATGAATAGTTTTGATCTGTTGTATAGTATGCACTACCAGATAGAATATATCTTTTGCCAACTGAAACAGGAATGGTCTGAGTCAGGCTATTATCTTTCTGACCAGAAGAAACAGCAACTAAATAACTACCATCTGTTGTTTGAATACTTCCGTTTGCAGCAGTCCAGTCTGATAATAGATTTGATTTTGTTTTGATTGGACCCATTACACCCAAAGTCACATAAGCATTCGCATAGGTGAATACATTATTATTTGACTGACGAACAGTAATGTTATTGGCACCATCAAAGTAAATGCCAAGACCTTCTGTAGTCTTAATGTTTCTACCACTCAATGTATTCTCAGAATAGAGATTACAAGCAATCGGTATTCTTTCAATACTAAAAGTTGTTGGAATTGCGGCAGGTGTAACACTTACAATTCCAACATTGTTTGCAATTGAAACAATATACTCGAGTGGAGTGATTCCATTCTTCGCCATAGAATACTGGTACTCAGATGTTTGGATTCCATCATGACTAATATCAAGCGTCGAATAATGAGTAGTATTTCCAGCTGTTACATAAACGTCATAGTGAATAATCTTCTCTGTTGGCAGATTGAAAGTATCAATTACCTGTAAAGAAGTATTTGTTGAGGTGTATACTATATTTGTCATCTAGCTTCTAGCTCTTCTACCTTTGCAGTCAGTTCCTTGATTGCTTCGATAAGAAGTGGAACCAGTCTTGAGTAGTCTACAGTCAGGTAATCTTCACCCGACTTAGAAACAATTGTTCCATCTTCAAGTGTTTCATAATCCACAGGAGCAAGTGCAACTGCTTCTGGAAGTACTGCTTTCACCTGTTGAGCGGATACACCAACTTGTTGCTTTTCATTTTTATAACCCAGTGAACGGGCTAAATCATTTTCTATGTATGTAAAGCCACTAAGAGATTTAACCTTAGTAAGTGCATTGTCAAGGTTGCCTGTCTTAGTCTTTAGACGTTCGTCAGAGTAATAAGCTGTGATGTTACCGGCTGCCGCTACTTCATTGCCAGTATATATGGATTTATTGTTATACGTACGTACCCAAGTAACGTCCTGCATATACCAACCACCAGCGTATGTCTCGTTATACCAGCCTGTGGCGTTATACGAACGGAACCAGTTGTAGGCGTAAATTGTACTAACAGAGGCATCGCTATTAAAATAAAATGAAGTGTTATCACTATCATAGTAGATAGGCGCATAGGCTGCACTACCCGCATTCAAGCTCTGTAAACTTGTAATTGGACCATCTACAAGAAGTCTGACGTTAAAGTCGCCGCCGCTAGATCCGCCCAATCCATGGATACGGAAATCTCCTTGAGGACCCTGATCAGTTGTATTTCTTACAGCAATACCAGGATAGTTATCCCAAGATCTATCAAACCCACAACGTAGATTGATAAGTTCCGTTTTATATAGAATGGACGTGCCATTTGGATCAGTATAATATCCTGTGTCATTGCTATCATAAAAGATAGGAGCACGAAGACTGCCGGCAGCTTGCAATGTGTTGTTAACAAACACATGCCCTCCGCCAAGTCCATCACCGCCATTGTTGATGGACATGACCTGTGATGACATATCGTAATCAGTGTAAAACCGCATACCATTATAGCCAGCGTTTGCACCCATCTTGATGCCGGTATGGAAGGCTATACGTAGATCAGGGAATGTAGAATTCCATGCGCCACCTTCACGATAGATTGCATATGCGGTGCTTCGATCACCGCCGAAATAAACACCAAACTGATGGTCATCTGAAACTGCGGCTATGTTAGTAAGATAATAGCTTTTAGTTTCCCACATAACACTAGTTGAATCAGGGTCAGCATAATAAGCCGTGTTATTGCTATCATAAAAGCGAGGAGCACGAAGATCTACGTTGTTTGTAAATGATCTTGACTGAATAGCAATTTCATTCCAAGCATCATAGTCAGTATCCCAACCAGTACGAACCCAAAGACCGTTGCCATCTGTACCATTATGCGGAGCATATAGTTGCAACTTTGCTTGACCAGCACTTGCCATGCTGAGTACAACACCATACATGTATGCACCTGGTCTGTTAGAACCAGATGCGTTAGTTGCAATTCTGTAACTGGCTTCTGTTCCATCAATATAGGTATTCCAATCTTCAGAAGTAACTGCCCCCTTGTATCTTATGTAACTTGTATCATTCCCATCGCCAATAAGAGTGCCGGCACCAGCATTCAGCGTGACTGTGCCACTATTCATATTGAACTTTAATGTGTCTGATGCATCATGATAGATACCACAATGTGAATAACCAGAGCGGTGCAAACCAATACCTGCTGTACCAGAAGTTGCTTGAATCTCTAGTTGCAAACCATTATAATAGTTAGCTGGAGAAGCAATGTTGGTAGCAATGATTAGGTCGGCAATATTTGACGTGCTAGTTGGATCAAAATAATAACCGGTATCGTTAAGGTCGTAAAAAATACGACTATACATTGAACCACTACTATTACAGTACATTCCCCATGTGTTATTATTAAAGTAGAAACCTGATGACCCTTGGTTCATCATTAACGTAGCCGAAACGTCTGGGAAGGCGATGCCTGCATAGCTATTATATGTACCAGAAGCACTAAACGATCCATAGCTTCCGTAAGTAATAGCTCCGGTTAACTGGTAGATGTTTGATGTGCCATTTGGATTTATGTAATATCCAGTATTATCACTGTCATAGAATATTGGTGCTCTAAGATCAACACTATTCGTAGCAGAAATATCTGCTCTCATATTCGTAGCGAGTGTGATTGTTTGTTTCTTTGTACCGGTAGGTTCTGTTGAGTTGCCAATAGCTGTAACACGATTGCGAGTAATTGTATTATTAGTGGCCCCATCCATTGACATAACATTGACGTTAAACGAGTTCCAGTAACTGATGCGTGGCCACCAGAATTTTAGAACGCCGCCATCTTGGAATACCTTAATATATGAGGCAAATGGACCGCCATATGAAATACCAGCATAGTTAATGATTGTGTCATTGTATAGATAACCTTCTGCAACAACTTTAGTTGATGGTCCTCCACCATAGCTTTTGCCAGTAATTTCAATTATGAAACTATCACCAGCAGATGCGGTTGCAGGAATGTCAGTAGTTACAAGGGTTCCGTTTGCAAAATCACTGCTGGACTGAAAACGTGTAGTCCATTGCGATGGATAAACAGGATTGCCTCCAAGAATTTGAAGGCTGTTGATATAGGTCGTACTAGCTGGATCCACATAATAAGCGGTGTTATTGTAGTCGTAAAAAAGTGTGCCACGTACATCGCTGCTAGCAACAACTTTACCGCTGCCCCAATTTGTTCCGCCTGCTGTAAATCCACATAGCATTGACGCATTAATAACCTGATGATGCCAAAGTGTTCCGTCACCACCACTCCATAAAGCGCCATAGTTTTCTGTTAGACGCATAGCAATAGAGTTATCTAACGTTGCACCAGAAGCAGTTAACGCGATTCCACCGGTCAGGTTTATTCCGTTCATCACGTTTATTCTGTATTGTACAGAAGTACTAGCTGGATCTGTGTAATACGCACCGTTTTGGCTATCGTAAAAGATTTGCGAGTACATCTGGTTTGATGTTATAGCTGATTCAACTAACAAGCCATTCACGCCGCTAGACGAAGCAGCTATGCCACTTCCAATTGTTACCCCACCGTGTACGTGCAGTTTTTTATTGGCGACAGCAGATCCTCCACCACCAATAGCAAATGTCAGCGTAGATCCATTGAACCACATATTATCAGTATTGCTAGAATCAGTCCACTGAATACCAGCCCACGAAGTACCACCGCCATTTAAGTATAATTGAACATCATTTGATGCTATTGCTGTGATAATACCAGCTCTTAAGGAAGAATAACCCCCTGCTGTGCCGTCCCAAATATTGAAGTCACCATTCGAATCCATACCAATTTGCATGCCGACGCGGCTGCTCCAGTGAAAACCGATTCTTGGAGCATTGGAAACAGATGTAGTAAGAGATCCACCAAAAGCAGTTTCACGTATTTCTAATGCGTTTTCATAATAGTTTACTGACGCAGTTTCAGCGGCGATCCCTCCTGGCATATACAGGAAGTTAATCTTAGATGTAGATGCAGGATCTAGTTTATAATCCGTATTATCGCTATCGTAGAAAATAGGTGCACGCATCGAACCGGTAGCAATTGCATATGTGCCAAACATCGTAAACGTAGCGCCGGCTGTTGAACCGGTTGGATAAAAGTAAATACCAGTATTAGTCGAACCAGCAATAGTCGGTACACCTGCGCCATACACAGCACCCCACGACAAGTTATCGCCGTTGTCAAGAACTAAGCGCTTAAACCTTGATGTGCTATTTGGATCAGCGTAATAACCTGTGTCTCCACTATCGTACATTATTGGAGTGTATATAGCAGCTGTACCACGGGAAAGATACATTGCCATAACATCAGTAGATGAACCGTTTCTTGTGCCAAATTCTAATGTATCGCTGGACGTATACTTCATGTATGCGCCATAGCTATCAGAACTGCCTTCGCGAATTCTGAATACGCCGTTTCCACCTTCCCAGTCAGCATCAAGAATTATATTAGCAGCGTTGTTTATACTGTAACCATTCATGTTTACATTGGCACCAGCAGTCCCACCCCACGAGCCTGTGTAACCAATCGACCCCTGTGGGCCAGTCGGACCTTGTGCACCGGTTGCACCTTGTGGACCAGTCGGACCCTGCGCGCCAGTAGGTCCTTGAGCACCAGCAGGTCCTTGAGCACCAGTAGCACCCTGTGGTCCAGTTGCTCCCTGTGGACCAGTAGCACCTTGTGGACCGGTTGCTCCTTGAGGACCAGTAGCACCCTGTGGACCAGTTGCTCCTTGAGGTCCCTGTGCACCAGGAATACCAGCAGATCCAGTAAAGCCAATCGCTCCTTGTGGACCTGTAGCTCCTTGTGGACCAGTAACACCTTGCGGTCCGGTTGGTCCCATTGGTCCTATTACACCTTGTGGACCTGTAGCTCCCTGTGGACCTTGTGCTCCCGCGGGACCCTGCGCACCTTGAGCACCGGTAACTCCTTGTGCTCCTTGAGGACCAGTGGCACCTTGTGGGCCAGTAAGTCCTTGAGCACCTTGTGGTCCAGTCGCTCCTTGAGGACCTTGATCACCAGTTGCTCCTTGTGGGCCAGTAAGTCCTTGAGGTCCTTGTGCACCAGTAGCTCCTTGTGGGCCCTGTGCACCAGGAATACCAGCAGATCCAGTGAAGCCAATTGCTCCTTGTGGTCCGGTAGGTCCTTGAGTACCTGTAGGACCTTGATCACCAGTTACACCCTGCACACCTTGAGGACCAGTTGCACCCTGTGGACCGGTTGCTCCTTGTGTACCTGTAGGACCTTGTGCACCTTTAACGTTTTGAAGTTCGATAACATTCAGAACAGGACCAGATGTTTCACCAAAATGTGTATTACCACCGGCTATTTCTGTACAATAGAGATAATAGGTATACGTTCCAGCGGCAGGATTGTCGATGTGTGTGAATGCAAATGGACTGTTTTCGCTTCCAGCTGATCCTTCATAGTGAACGTTACCACTAATAGGTGTTGATCCGCGATAGAGTTGCAATTTACCCCATCCACCAACTGATTTGTTTTCTGCATCTCCGTATGCACCAATTTGTACTGGTGCACCACTGGTTGTGATAGTGACAGATACAAGTGCTTTCGGGAATGAATCAGTTGTATTTGCAAAAGCTTTTGGAGCTGTGTTTTGAACATAGTTGATTGCTCCCATAAGAGCAGAACCAGTGAAACCAATAACACCTTGAGGTCCTTGTGGGCCAGTAGCTCCCTGCGGACCAGTTATTCCTTGTGGACCTGTTGGACCAGCGACTGTAGAAGCAGAACCGGTAAAACCTATAGCACCTTGTGCACCCTGAGCGCCTTGTGCTCCAGTAGGACCTTGTGCGCCGGTTGGTCCCTGAGCTCCTGCTGGTCCTTGTGCACCCTGAGCACCCTGTGCTCCAGTAGCTCCTGTCGAACCAGTATAACCTGGATTGTTTGACCAGTATACTGAAGTTCCGTCTGAAACAAGCGCTTGGCCTGCAGTACCTAGAGATCCATTGGCATAAATTGAATTTGCATAAAGAGTATTTGCCTGGAAGTCAGCAATCTTAAAGCTGGCATTTGC